AACAATTACCAGAGACGCCACCAGCAACAGAAGCACCAGTGCAGTCAGCGAACGACCAGCCAGTTGTGTTTGAAGCAAACCCGCCGTTTGTTACCAATTCTGTGCCGGTAACATTTTCAAGCGTCCCATTCGACCACACACCAAATCCGCTGTTGGTGAGCAGGTTTTGCATTGGCCAACCCGGTCGCTCGACGGTTGTTAAACAGCCACCAATATTTAAGGCAGTTCCGTCAGTCTCAATGTAGGCGATACGCGATGTTGAAGTGCCAGCAAAAAAGTCAATTAACCTTCTCGTGCCGGAGGTGTCTTCATTAACAGCCGACAATGTTGCTGTGCCAGCAGCAGAAGAAGCACTAACAATTTTGCCACCGTAACTGCGGCCGGTGGGGTTTACTTCAATTTTGCCAGCCGAGTCGATGGACACTTTTGTAACCCCGCCCGGTTGAAAATATATCGGGCTGGCTGTCGCGGTTCCCAAATGCGCGTTGCCGCCAGCGTTGCCCAAGTAGGTAACATGGTCTGCGTTGTCTGTGTCCCATAAAGCAAGGCAAGGCAGTGCCGCACCCACGGTGATGCCTTCCGCGCCGCCGCCAAGTTTTGTGACTTTTTCAGTTGTTGCGCCGGAACCAACCAGAATTTGCCCAGCCGAGTTGATGGTCATCGCCAAATCGCCAGCGACAAAATTATTGCCCTGCGTTTCTGAGTCAGTCCAAATCTGAAGCGAACCCGATGAAGTTTGTATGCAAGCTTTCCCCGCATTATCGACAAGCTGCAATCCGCAAGTGTTCGCGGCTGAATTGTAAATCTTCGCCGAGGTGTTTAAATCATCAACGGTGGATGCTCCGCTCGCAGTCAACAATCCATTTGAGTCGATGGTAAGGCGAGCGGTGTTAGATGTCCCTAGCCACAATTTGCCGGTTTCGTAATTCCAAACATATGAATCGACGCCAGCTTGTTGCAACAGAAGTCCGTCCGAAGTGGAAACGCCGTGGTCTGTGTCACAAATCTGTATTGCCGGGTTGCTCGCTCCAGCGATTAAAACCTCGTGAGTAGGAGTTTCACCCGCCGCCAAACCTAGACCAAGTTTCGGAGTCGTGCCGCCGATATTCAGCTTGTTCGTGTTGACCCCATCAATCGGAGTCAACTGCTTGACGCCACTAGCTGACGAAGTTCCGTCTGCTGCTCCAGCGCGGTCTTGCACCGCTCGCGATTGAGTTGGGTTGGCGAAAGCTAGGTCGTAATCCGCGACAACTCCGATTTCGACGATTGAAATATCATCAAGCGTTACAGCATCAGTCGCACCCGCCGCTTTAACATACGCATATCCATTTCCGCCGGTTCCTGTTTGGGTAAATTCAAAAGAGTTAGTCCCGTTCGTTATTGTTGAGCTACCTACATCAGCGGTGATGGCCGCAACTGAGCCGCGATTATGGGCAAAATATGGATTGCCCGTTGTAGCAGAAGCCGTGTAGGTGCATCGGTATCGTTTGCCGTCAGTCATTGTGGCCGAGTTTCGGCAATGCTGTCCAACAGCACTTGCAGCCAAAACCATATTATTTGACGGGTTGGTTTGACTGTTCCAATCGTTATAGGCGTCCCACCCGTCAAGGTTGCCAGTAAAATCGCCGGGGATAACTATTGTCTGACTCCCCCATTGGTCGGCAAATTTTACAGTCGCATTCTCGTAGGTATCCGTGACCTCGGCGGCGGTTAGTGCCTTGTTCCACGTTCTGAACCGATAAAAAGTTCCGATTGCCCCCAACCCAGCAGTGTAACCAATATTGCCCGTAGACGTATTAGACGCACCTATGTCTACCGTGCTGCTGGCGGCAATGCTTACTGATGCGACACTGTCGCCATTTTTATACAAAACAGCATTGCCACTTCTGTCGCAGCTTAATGCATAATGCGTAGGAGTGCCGTAGTCGCCGGTCATATCATAGGCCAACGTGTAATCTTCGGCTGCCCCGGATGAGTTTATGAACGTGAGTATTGCGGCATCAGAACCGGGGTCGTGCCTAAATCTTATTCGACTATTTCCGCTGTCGTGCGAAAAGTATATATAGTTTTCAGAACTGTTGTCTTGGTCTTGGTCTAGAATGAACTCTAGCGAAAAGTCACTAGTCCCAAACTCTGCGCCAGCGGCGTTTGTAAGGACGATTGTCCCGCCATCAGACAAGTGCAGACCTTGCCCATCTGACGCATTAACGAGTTCGCGAATGATCTCCCCACCGCTGGTGGTTTTAGGTGTTACAAGAGTTGCGCTCATGTTGTTTGATACTCCACAATCTGCACAGTAAATGTGCTCCCACCGGCGTGAACCTTCATTGCGCCAGTATATCCATCAACCTTTAAAAAGCCTCCGTCTCCCCCCAAGCTGGAACTCGGCGAAGATAAAATGTAATGGGCATTAGATGATGTGGGGGTCGTTGCATCCAACCTTACATAGATTTCATCTGTTCCCAAATTCTGCATTGTGATTGAGGTGCGGCTTGTGTTTGCGCTTATTGACTGCTCTGCAGTCTGGCTCACTCTACCCGTTCCCGCTCCCGTAGGTACTACATTGTTACACCAAAGTGGATTTGCCATCGTCTTGTTCCTTTAAAATTCTTAAAAAGTGTGGAGGGAAGGGGAATTAGCAACCCCTCCCCCCCTGTTGTTGTTGATTTAACCCTACTGGGTTGTGATCCTCTTTACGCTAATGGCCGAAGTGAGCTTAACGTCTCGGCTCCAATCCACCGCATAAATGTCAGACCGGCTGCTTTCGTCCCGGTACTCACGCACCGCTGTCACTCCTCCGCGCCCACCTACAAAGGTCTTGAACGCAGAAGGGTCATATATCGTCGGGCTTGCGCTCCTCACAAAAACATAAACATCGTTGCCATTCACAAATGAATTGCTCCGTGTTTTACCTTGTTTTGTCGTGTCATAAGCCATCGTTGACAAACGAATTTCCGCAGACGGATTTACGAGCATGGCCGATGCTTGCCCTTGGTTTAACCCAATTAGCGCAGCACCCGGTTGCTTATCCACTACCTTCGCATTGTTGCGGAAACGCCTCCATGCCGTCATGCCCATTAGAACTGCATTTGGCATCTGCCCAGTGTCTTTTGCAATCTGCTCAATCAAATAATCAAGCTGCACAACTGGGTCGACTGTTGCCGTGCTCCAATGTCCCATAACTGAGCCGGAGCCACCTATGTCAGCAGTCGTGTCTGCCGCCACATCATCGGCTACCGAATAAACGTGCTTCTCATGCGAGAGAACGCTGCTCTGTACCAACGTCTTGACCTTGGCTTGCTCCAAATCCAAAGGATTTAAAGTTCCGGCTGCATCACGCTCGGAATCATCAATCGTGATTTCCAAAGCTTGAGGCAGACAGTTGTAGGTCGGCTCACTTACGTCCATAAAGATACGCCGAGCAGGCCCACCCACACCACGAGAGGTGTCGTAGGTCTGAAATGCGTTCTTATCGTCGTAAGCCTTGTATTGTCCGATTGTAGCTGGAACCTGTACTGGTGGCGCTAACCAATCGGCCGTTGCTGATTGCAAGTCGTTCAGAACTCCTGACGCATAATTCGTGAGGGTCGGATTAACTGATGCTTCTGATCTTAGTCCCATAATATTTTAGTCTCCTATTAGATTACACTGCTGTGTAGGAATTAACCAAAGCTGCCTCAATTAACTCAGTTGCAGTACCCGCTTCCATTGCCACTCCCGCTACAATTTTGGTGGAGGCGTGCGCCTTCCAAGTTCCATCGGTGTGAATCATCAGGTTCCCGCCAAGAGCAACAGTGCCGCTCAGTTTCACCTTTACCGTTCCGCTTGCTCCAGCCATTGAAGCAATCGTGCTTTTACCTGATGTTGTTTCTCCATCGAGAATAACACCGAAGTTACCGTTATGTGCTGTCGAAATTGCGGCTTCCCCTGCAACTATCTTGACTGCATACCCCTCTTTACCAGTTTGGTCTGCTGCCGGTGTTAGCGCAAAAATCGCCTCATCTCTTGTTAATGCTCCTGCCATAATATTTTTATCTCCTTATATTTAGTTAAACAGTGACGGTCTTTCGTAGCGAGCAGCGGCCCATGCATCCTCAAAGGTCATGCCGTTTTTGGCTTGAATCTCCTTTGTGGCGCGTACCTGTGCCTCGTGGCTCGTTTCGATTGATCCACCCTCATCTCGCTTGGCTTGCACCACGCGAGCAAGTGCGGGGTTTACTGGAAGCGCTTCCAACGCCATGATCGCAGAAGGGTCATTTTCCAAGATGGAAACCCACTTGGCTTTTACCTTCTCATCCTTTGGCGGGATACGTCCCTCCTCCATGGCTTTGTCGACGGCAGATTGAGCAGCAACTTCTTGCTCCTTTTTCTTGTCCTCCTCCATCGCCTTGATCTTGGCCTTGAGTGTTTCGTTTTCCTTCTTCACTTCGGCCAGCTCTGTCGCAGAGGTTTCATCCTTTTTTTTGGGTGCTTCCTCTTGCGCCGCTATTGGTTTTTTGTCTTTATCTTCTTCAGTCATTTGACTTTCAGTTTTGTGATAATCGCCATCAGCGGCAACTATCGGGGTTATGTCCTTGAACGCTGGCCGATTAACTAGACCTCCCGCATTCAAAGTAGTTCCCGCAATCTCGCCTTTTGAATTAAGCGTGAATGTGGGGCTAAATTTTCTGAAATTCCTTCCCTGCAAAGCCTCCTCTCCGGCCTTTGTCCACTCAACCTTTGCGCGTACTCCTCCGGTTTGCGGGTTTTCTCCCGCCCAATAAAAACCTGTCACCCACCCACTCGCCTGCCCATCATCATGGTTGAAATCAATAAACACCTGCTCCCGATCCCCTGCCGTTATCTTGCTAAAGGACTCTTGCAGCTGTTGAGCCGTTTCAGAGCTTACATCCACGGTCAATTCAGCGGGTTTACCATTCTTTGTCGCCGTTATGTTATGAACTCCGGGCGGTAGGTATTGAATATCTTCTGGCAGATCATCTCCATCAATTATTGAGCTGATCGCATGAATAATGTCTTGCACTTTATGATCCTTTGCTTTATATTGATTGCTACAAACCGCAAACCGTTGTTTTTCATTGGGGTACTCACTCACCATTGTGCTATCCCCCATGCAGCTTGTAATGAAATCCTCCTTTGGTTCACCTTTAGGTTCTGGTAGCGGCATCAGATAATCCCCCTTTTGGCCGGGTCAGTACCAAGCCAATCAACAATCGCCCTCTCAAACACGTCCGTCACTTCTTTCTCAGTAGGAATGCTGTCTGGCCAAGGCTTCTGGTAAACCGACTTCCTCAACAAATAATAAGGGGTAAAGCCGTCTTGCTCTCCTTCCGGGGTGGTTGTTTCAGACCTTGGTTTGACCTGCAACCCTAATTTTTGACTATTTTTCTGTGGGCGCTCGGTCTTGGGCAACTTTCTTTTGGCCTCCTTTTTGGGGTTAAACTTCTTTCTAGGGACACTTGTTCGTTTATCGTTTGGCTTTACCAGCAGCAAATTGCCCTTTTTAGACTTCACCACAAACAAGTCCGTAAACCTTCTGGCTGGCCTATCATACGCCTCCGGCGCTATGGGTATCGTGAGGTATTGAACTCTCTTCGCATTTATTGTTCCCCCCTTGATTTTGTGCGGAAGAATTGGGCTGCTGATTGATACGGACACAACCCCATCCCCCTCTTGCTTGGGAAGGTTAACGCTCCCCCCTATTCTCCTATGCCAAAAGTGGGTTCTTCTGTTTGGGGCAAGCTTATTGGGTTCCTTTGCGTCT